TATTCATTCGGTGCTTGTGCAATCAAACTTGCTGGTGGAGCATTCCGCAACAACAAGTAAAAAACTAATCATGCGCCGCGGTCACTCCCGAACGTGGCGCAGCAGACGAAAGGGACGGAAATGCCAAATATTGTTTCAACCGCGCAATTGCGCAGCATTCTTGGCGTTTCCGTTTCCCTCTATCCTGACAGTTACCTGGACGAAATAATCAATACCGCTGAAGCGGTTATTTTGCCAATGTTGGTTTCAAATTCAAACGCAATCAATGCTTATGAATTAGCAGACAACGTGGCAATTTATTACACCCAACGCGAACACCATTTTGTTGCTGGTCAATCAATTATTGTAACGGGATTACCCGCACCTTTCAGCGCAACGGTGACCGTTGTTAAAACAGGCGTTTTCCATTTCACCGCTGCAATCACAAGTGCAAATGTGACTTTGCGCGACATTATCCCAACAGGCACGGCAACACTTTCAGGCTATTCTGCCGTTGACATTTATGCCAATTCGCCACCAATTGAATCAGCCATTCTTGCAGTCAGCGTTGAAGTCTTTCAATCACGCGTTGCCGCCGGTGGAGAGATTCAGGGTGTGGACTTTGCCAGCACGCCATATCGCATGGGTAGAAGTTTGACCAACCGTGTCAGCACATTACTTCAGCCGTTTCTTGATGTTGAAACGATTTGTCAATGACCGCATCAACAATTGCTGACACCCGTGCTGCACTGGCCAACGCATTTTCGGCTTTGGCTGCAAATGTTTATTCTTCAGTGCCCGAATCACCAATTCCACCAGCGATCGTTGTGGTTCCCGATTCACCTTACATGGAAGTCGTGTTAATCGGTAAAGCACAAACCAAAGTCAAACTTAACTTTGCAATCACAGCAATTGTTTCATCAAATAGCAATGCAGGTTCATTAGATAACCTTGAAAAACTAATAATCGGAATTCTTGCGGCAATGCCCGCAGGATATATTGTTGACGTTGTTGAAAAGCCAACGGTTTTGGAAGTTGGGCAATCTCCCATGCTTGTGGCCGACATCAACGTTTCAACCTATTACACACAGACAAACTAAGGAGAAAAAATGGCCACCACAGTAATAACTGGGCGCGATGTCACCTTTACTATTGGTGGCAACAATTTCGATGCACAGGCTACGTCAGCAGTTTTATCAAACTCACCAACAATGGTTCGTTATCAAACTCTTGACGGTGTAGTAAATCGCCACATAGATGATGAATGGACTTTTGCAGTCGAAATGCTAGCCGACTGGGGAGCAGCCTCATCACTTTGTGAAACCCTTTGGGGCGTAACAGAATCAGCACCAAACACAGGTGTGGCCACAGTGCTAACGGCAGTCAGTGGCGCAGTGTTCACATTCCAGGTGTTGCCGGTATTTCCAAGCGCCGGTGGAAGCGCACCCGATGCACAAACCGTTTCAATGTCATTCGTTGTCATTGGTACACCTTCAGAAAACTTTAGTTAATTCAACCAATCGGGAGACAAAATGAAACTGCCAATAACAATTGAATATAACAACGGTGAGGTGGCCACTTTCGTGGCTGCACCACCTGAATGGGTTCGTTGGGAAAAGCACACGGGTCATACGATCAGCCAGGCACAAGAAAAAATTGGAATTTCCGATTTAGTGTTTTTGGCTTATCACGCCATGAAGCGGGAAGCCGCTGGCAAACCAGTGAAGCCAATTGAAGCATGGACAGAAACAATTTCTGACGTGTTAGTTGGTGAAGCAGACCCAAAAGTTACGCAGTCGGAAGCCTAAACAGAATCATTTGGGAATTGGTCATTGCGACTGGTTTACCCAAATCAGAATTTGAAACGGCTGAGGACATTCTTACCGCAATCGAAATTTTGGAGAAGCGCAATGGCTGATGACGCAGTTGCCTATGACAAGGCACAATTGCGCGCAGTCATTCGCGCCTTCAAAGTCATGGACGAAGAATCCATTGCCGCAGCAAAAAGCCAATCAAGTGCCTTGGCTGATTATCTTCAAAGAAAAATTCAAATGAAGGCACATCAGCTGAAATTATCAAAAGTTGCAAGTCGCGTGGCTGACGGTTCAACCGTAAGTAAGTCGTCAAAAATTGGTGAAATATCCTTTGGTTTTGCACGCCAAAAATACAGTGGCGGTGCAACTACACAACAACTTTGGGGCGGGTCAGAATTTGGTTCAAATAAATTCAAGCAATTTCCCGTTTGGTCAGGTAGGGAAGGTCGCGGCTCGCGTGGCTGGTTCATTTATCCAACCTTGCGCGCCGAACAACCATATTTGGTTAATGAGTGGGAAAATGGATTTGATAAAATTCTGAAAGAATGGGACAGATAAATGGCTGGAAGTAGAACGCTTAAACTCGCGTTGCTGGCAGACATTGCTGATTTTTCCAAAAATATCAATACGGCTGGCACGCAAAGCCAAACCCTAGGTGACCAGTTCGAAGCCTTTGGCAAAAAGGCTGCATTGGCATTTGCCGTGGCTGGTGCTGCCATTGGTGCTTATGCAAAAGCGGCCATTGAAAATGCGGCTGCCGATGAAGCGGCACAACGTAATTTGGCAATGACTATTGAAAACACAACCACTGCAACTGCAAAACAAATTGCTGGCGTTGAGGATTACATCAGCAAAACATCGCTTGCAATTGGAATCACTGACGATCAGTTACGACCGGCATTTGGGCGCTTAGTTCGTTCAACAAAAGATGTTGAAGAAGCGCAAAAATTATTGAACCTTGCTTTGGATATAAGTTCAGCCACAGGAAAACCTTTAGAAACAGTTGCCAATGCTTTGGGCAAGGCCTATGACGGAAACCTGACTTCATTAGGCAAATTAGGTTTGGGACTAGACCAATCAATTATCAAATCAAAAGATTTTGACAAAGTTTTTCAGTCACTAACTGGAACATTTGGTGGTTTTGCAGAAAATGAAGCACAAAGCACTGAAAAAGCATTTGCCCGCATTAAAATTGCCAGTGATGAAGTTCAAGAACAAATTGGCACCGCATTGCTTCCGTTGGTTCAGGAATTTACAAGATATATTCTTGAAAAGGTTGTGCCAGTAATTCAACAATTTGTCAATGGTTTAACTGGTGTCGGTGGACTAACTGACGGTTTGACTGAATCGGAAAAAATGGGATTAACCTGGGGCAAACGTATTCGAAGCCTCATTGGAACGTTAATTGAATTCAAAGACGAAATCATTGCCGTTGCGGCCGTCATCGGCACAGTTTTCGTTGTCTCAAAAATAAGTGCGGCCGTCACGGCAACCATTGCTTTAATTAAATCCCTGGTGGCCGCTTACAACGTCTTAAAGGCATCAGCAATTGTCACTGGTGTGGCAACGGCATTTGCGTTGAACCCGTTATTGGGCGTTGGTGCGGTTGCGGTCGCGGCTGGTGTTTTAGCTGCTGCAAACGCTTTGGCAAATTCTAGTGATACAAGCGCAAATTTTAATAGCAGTGTTTACACATCAAATCCAAACCTTGTTGCTGGAAGTGGTGTCACCAGTGGGTCAACAAGCACAGGTGGTGGAACAACAGTTGGTAGCGGTGGTGTCGCAGCAGCAGCCAATGCAGCCGCAGCAGCAAGCGACGCGTTTGCGGGATTAGGCGTTGGCGCATCAGGTGGTGGCACAATCAATTCATCGGATTATGCCCAAAGGAATGCTGGAATGGCTGCAATCAACATCACTGTAAATGGTGCAATTGATAAAGAAGGAACCGCCCGCACGATAGTTGAAACATTAAATTCATCATATTATCGCGGCACCGGCGGCGCGGGTGCATTGGTGGCAATTTAAATGACCCAATGGAATCCCATTTGGAATGTTGAAATTGACGGTGTTGCATATACCAACGCAATTCTTTCAAATTTAACTATTAACAGTGGCCGCCGCAATATCTATGAACAAGCACAAGCCGGTTATGTCAATCTTCAACTTATAGATGTTAATCAGGCAACAATTCCCGTTTCAATAAATTCCAACATCACCGTTCAAATCAAAGATTCAACAGGAACTTTGATACCCATTTTTGGTGGCAATGTCGTTGACATTGGTTTAGAAGTTTGGGACGTTGGTTCAACTACTTTCACCCAAACTTATTCAATAATTGCTTTGGGCGCATTGGCGCGTTTACCCAAAATCCTGACTGAAGGAGTATTGGCGAAGGATTTCGACGGTGACCAAATTTATGCAGTTTTAAGCAATATCCTTTTAAATAATTGGAGTGAAGTGCCTGGGGCTTTAACCTGGGGAACATACACACCAGCAACAGAAACATGGGCAAATGCGCAAAATGTTGGCTTAGGCGAAATTGACCAACCAGGGGATTATGAATTGGCCGCACGTTCTTCAGAGATAACAAATGTATATTCTTTGGTTTCAGCATTGGCGACAAGTGGTTTGGGTTATATTTATGAAGATTCCTATGGGCGCATTTCTTATGCAGATTCGACACACCGCAGCCAATACCTTCAGGCCAATGGTTATGTCAATCTTACGGCCAACCAAGCGCGTGGAAGGGGAATTCGCATTGACACCCGCGCTGGTGACGTTCGCAATGCAATAACAATCAAATATGGGGCAACCTCATCAAGTCAGGAATCTGCAAGTGATGCGGTTTCACAAAGCGTTTATGGAAGCCTTGCGCAAATAATTTCAACAACACTTCACAATTCAGCTGATGCACTAGACCAGGCTGAATTTTATTTAACACTTAGAGCCAACCCACAACCGATTTTTAGTGAAATCACATTTGATTTAACCAATGATGAATTAGACGATTCCGATCGTGACAATTTGTTGGGTGTGTTTATGGGCATGCCAATTTTGCTCATGGATTTACCAACCAACATGTCATCAAGTGCATTTCAAGGTTTCATTGAAGGCTGGTCATTTCAAGCCAGTTACAACCAACTTTCAGTGAGTCTCAATCTTTCACCCGTGGCATATAGCCTTCAGGCATTGGACTGGTCACAAATCAGCGCGGCATTTACATGGGCTGGCGTGTCGGGTTCTTTAGACTGGCAACGTGCAACAATTATCACATGACAAGGAGAAAAAATGGCTAATCCAACAACCAACTTTGGGTGGGTAATGCCCACCAGCACCGATTTGGTGACTGACCTACCTGCTGATTTTGCAGTTTTTGGCCAGGGTGTTGACACTTCAATGGCTGACCTTAAAGGCGGCACAACTGGACAGGTATTATCAAAAGCATCAAACACTGACATGGATTTCACATGGACTGCTGACGCATCAGGCATTCCGGCCACAATCATTGATGCCAAAGGTGACTTAATTGCTGGAACGGCTGCCGATACTGCCGCACGCCTCGCAGTAGGCACAAACGGCCAAACACTTGTGGCGGATAGTACCGCCGCGACAGGCTTGAAATGGGCAACTGCTTCCGGCGGCGGTAAGGTTTTACAGGTTGTAACGGCTACTTATAGCACCCAAACTACAACGAATTCACTTAGTTTTGTTGATACCAATTTAACCGCATCAATTACACCCAGTGCAAACACTTCCAAAATTGTTGTTTTAGTATGTATCGGGTATCAAGCAGGAAATGGATCAATTTCGCAACAGGCGATACAATATCAAGTATTACGCGGTGCCACACAAATTTCAAAATCTGCGTTGCTTGGGTACACAGGTTCAGCACTTTACAACAGCGGCCAATACTCGGCAAATGTTTATGATTCACCCGCGACAACTTCGGCTACAACTTACAAGGTGCAAATGCTGGCAAATGTGAACACTTGCGATGTGACTTCACACTATGGTTCGTCCACGTCCTCAATTATTCTTATGGAAATAGGTGCTTAAAATGGCAACTGGTGCACAGGTACTTTCGATTTTGTGTTCAAATGCTCAGTGGGTCATTTCAGGAGATGACTTCGATTCAATTCAATGGATTGAAGGTGAGCAAATTACTAAGGCACAATTTGAGGCTGGCTTTGCTCAATATGATGCTTGGAAAGCAGAGCAAGACGCAAAGGCAGAAGCCGACAAAGCAAATGCAACGGCTAAACTTGCTGCACTTGGTTTAACTGCTGACGACTTGAAGGCACTTGGGCTATAAGTGGAACACTTGACTGAGATGATTACTAAAGGCACGTCGGCGGCGGTTATTGAAGTCGCCTCAGCTGAAATTGGAACCGTTGAAACCGGCGATAATTTGACTAAATACGGTGAATTCACAAAGGCCAATGGTTTGCCGTGGTGTGGAAGTTTCGTCAATTGGGTATTTCATCAAGCCGGTGTGAAACTTCATTCATGCGTTTCAACTGCAATTGGCGCACATAAATTTAAAGAGGTTTCGCGTTGGTCAAACATGCCGCAATTGGGTTATCTTGCATTTATGGATTTTCCACATGACGGCATTGATCGTGTAAGCCATGTCGGAATTGTTGTTGGTTTGATGCCCAACAATCAAGTTTTACTTATTGAAGGAAACACATCGGGAACAGGTGACCAACGAAACGGTGGCATGGTCATGGTGAAGGTTCGCCATTATGGTGAAGGAAAAGAAGTGGTCGGGTTTGGAATTCCTAAATTTGCGCCATACAAAGGTGACTTTCCAACCGTCGCCATTCCAACATCGGGAGACAAACCAAAGAAGGAGAAAAAATGGACAAAGCCAAAGCCTTAATCGCCTCATGGGGGCGTAGTTTCTTAGCATCAGCAATTGCCGTTTACATGGCAGGTGTTACTGACCCAAAGGCGATTTTTTACGCTGGCCTTGCATCAGTTTTGCCGGTCATTTTGCGCTGGTTAAATCCAAAGGACAAAAGTTTTGGGGTCACTGGGGAATGATGCCGAACGAATGGGCGGCCGTCATCGGTTGCGTTCTTGCAATCCTTTCGGCCGTTTATTCGGCAATGCGTTTCATGATTAAATCGGTCATGCGAGAATTTTCACCAAATGGGGGCAATTCACTCAAAGACCAAGTGAATAGAATCGAAAAACGCCTGGATTCACTTATTGAAAAATTGATAGGCGACACGCCCTAATTCAAGCCTGATTCTTGCATTTGTCAGTTTCTTGGTTCACCCTTATTCCAGGCAGTGATACTCACGGCCTAGATTCGGGAGAAATCAAAATGGTACTTGACCTATTAGACCCACAGACTTTATGGGCATTGGTGTTAATCGGTGGCCTATGTATTATGGCGGCCGCAGTCGGTTATTCAATTGGATACAAAGAAGGACACCGTGACGGTTACAGTCGCGGCAAATCAGTTTCACGCCACATTTCAGCTAAGGCGGTGAAATAATGGGATTCCTAGATAACTATGAAGGCGTTTCTGAACGCATCAAGCGTTTTTGGGATACATATCCAAACGGTTCAATTCAAACCGCAGTTGTTGACTTCAATGCTGAAAAAGGTTATGTGCTGATGCAATGCACAGTTTTTAGGGATTTGGGCGATATCAAACCAGCCGGTGTTGATTATGCTTATGGATACATGGCGGCATTTAATCCCAACATGCGCCGTTGGTTCATCGAAGATACTTCAACTTCCAGCATTGGAAGGTGCATTGGCCTTGTTTTAGGTGCTGATACAAGAAGCACAAAGGAAAATATGAGCCAGGTGGAAGGCCTTGAAACGACAACGGCAAAGGTTGAAAAGTCTGATGTTTGGGCAACCAATTACATTGAAAATGATTTGGCCACGATCGGTTCAGTGGTTGAAAACATTGCTTCCCAATTAGGTGGCGAATTAATGCCTGAAGCACCGCAGTGCATTCACGGACACCGCATTTGGAAAACTGGCGAAGGCAAAAACGGCAAAGCCTGGGGTGGTTATTTCTGCACCGAAAAGAGCAAAGCCACGCAGTGTGCGCCGAATTGGTACGTTTTAACATCAACAGGAAAATGGGAGCCACAAATATGAGACAAACAGTCCTAAGAATTTTGGTTTCATTTCAAATCATTTTGGTTTTAATAATGGTGTTGGTGGTCATTAACAAATGAGCGATTTTGTCGAAATAATCAACCCACGAACAATGACCTGCACATTGATAAAAAATGGTAAAATCGTTGATTCCTATCCAGTCATGCAGTGTGATAGTTGCGCATTGATTCAAAAATTTGATGCGTTTGGATACCAAAAAGCAGCTGAGGACAATCCCGTTTGGTTTTGTTTCGGGTGTAGGGGTAAGCGTTGAAAGTCACGCTAGACCGTGAAGAAGCGTTGTTGTGCCACATAAGTGCCTGGATTATGGCCAAAAAGTATTCTTGGAACGGCACAGGCACACAACGCACTTACACAAAAGAAAAAACACTGCACGAAAGTATTGCCCAAGATGCTGAAGCCATTGGCAGTGAATGGGCGGTGGCCAAATACTTCAACCTGGAATTTGACCCTTTTGAAGAAAAAGGAAAGGAAAAGGCTGACGTTGGAAAAGGCATTGAAGTGCGTTGGACTAAATACAGTGAAGGTCAATTGATCGTGCATGAATATGACCGTTCAACAGATATTGCAGTGCTAGTGACAGGAAATTCATCAACAGGTTTCAACATCGTTGGCTGGATTCCCATTGCCATTGCAAAACGCGATAAATATCGCCATTCAACCCAACCAAATTGGTGGGTCAGTCAAATCAATCTTCAACCCATTGAAAATCTTGTCAGGAGCAATTATGGAACAAATGCAATTTGAATGTCGGATTTGCAAAAAGAAAACAAAGCAATTGGTTCGAATCATTACTGACAATTTGCCACCTAACGTGAAGGTTTTGCAATGCACAGTGTGTTCAGCAATGGGTGTGGCATTGGTTGAAGATAATGCCAGTCTATGAATTCAGGTGTGATGCTTGTGGAATCACCATTGCTATAAACCAGGCAATAGACTTTGACGGCGCAATCCATGCAGGTAATTGCAGCAATTGTCAGATTCCATTGGTGAGGGTTTGGACTGCAAATCCGATTCATTTCAAGGGTAAAGGTTGGGGCGGCAATGCCAAATAGTTATCCACAAGAATTATCCACAAGTGTTGAAAGGTGTGGAAACACGCCCAAAGGCACGCTGAAAGTTGCAACCTATTTGACACAGTGGATACGATGTTTTCGCTTGAAGCGAGCCGCTGAGGCGGGTTGCTCGCAAGGGCGCAAACGTCTAATGGGCAAGGTCTATTTCATTGCGGCATTGCTTTCAATAACAAGCATTTCAAATTCATCAGCTGATAATTATTCAATTGACCATTTGAAACTTTATGCACATTCACGCATAATTAACTACAAGCAATTTCAATGTTTCAATACGATCATCACAAAAGAAAGTCATTGGAACTATAAAAGCCACAATGGCTCACATTGGGGACTGGGACAAATGAAATCTAATCATTACAGAAACCTTGACCCATTCAGACAAATTGACGAAACGTTGAAATACATTGCCAACCGTTATGGCAGTTCATGTAAAGCATTGCTTCATCATAAGAAACACAATTGGTTTTGATTATGGCCAGCGCATTAAAGGACAATGGCTCAACATCGCAGTGGCGCAAGATTCGGCAACGAATTCTTGAACGTGACCAGTTCATTTGCCAGGCGTGTGGAATGGACGGCAATACAGTTGACCATATTTTGCCGCGCAGTTTGGGTGGTGGTGATGACGATTTCAATCTCCAATGCTTGTGTTACAGGTGCAATTCATCAAAAGGCGGGATTAACCGTCAAAATAGCAAAACAGGGCCATTTTTTAGTGAGGCAAGGACAC